CGTCAACCTTTGAAGCCCCTTTAATGGTGCCCATCGGAAGCTCCTTAAATACCCCGGTAATGGTAGCGGTAACAGGGATGTTTTTCACAACCCCGGCGGCGCCATGCTGCACCATATTGCTCTTCACGGTAATGGTCACGGAGTTGATCACGCTTTCAGCCTTGAAATTGTCGCCATAAACCGCATTCCATTTTAGCTTCGCTTCCATCTTCTCCAGTCCCGCCGGGAGTTCGATCTGGGCAAACAACCCGAGTGCGTTGTAATCCTCCATCTTGAGTTTCACAGATGGCAGGGAAATCTCGTCCATCTTACCAATCAGGGTATTTCCGTCGAGATAGCAATTTGCATTGATTATTTTGTTGATCATCCTGCTTAAAATTTGTAGTTTTCAACATCGACTACCTCCTGGAAGGTAAGACGCTCAAGGCTCGGGCCGTAAGCAACAGTCAGGGTAAACACCAGCTTCCCCTGTGCAATATCAGCGCTGGGATTCAGCGATTCCTCAAACCGGCATTCCCCGGTAAAAATGGCTCCCTTCCCAATCAGACCCCGCACAAAGGCGTTCACTGAATTCAGGATCAGCTCCACGGTCATCTTTACCACCGTGCGATCCATAAAGTTCAGCGCGGCATCGATCAGCGCTTCACGCATCATCATGCGCACAGCCCGCGGGGCAATCTGCGCTGCTGGCGTTTGATCAACCGGATAGGCAGATGTCCAGTTTCCCCAGGTACGATACCCGGTACCAGATCTGCGCAGTACGGAAACAATTCCCTGGGCATTCAGCAGATTGGTGTCTGCAGAATAGTCGGTAAGACTTCCCCGGATGGGAATTTCAGGACTCAGAACCCCGATAAGCTCAAAATTCGACGGACTGAACCAATACCCTTTCGATGCGTCAGTGGTAGCCTTGGCCGCTGCCCAGAATGCGCTCAGCGCCATGGGCTGGTTCTCTTCCTCATGGGAGTTGTAGCGCATCACCCTCGGAAAGCACAACACTGCAGCAGCGCTGCCCATGTTATAATCTCCCGAAGCCCTTGCTACCAGCGCAGCCGCCACCGTATCAGCGGCAATATCAATCACGGCAAATCCGTTGCATTTAACTGCATTGGCAATCATTGCCTGAGCAATTGCCGCCACCTGGCTGTAACCGGGCGCGATAATCACATTGGGCTTAAGCCCCAGCGAATCCTCCAAACCAGGCAGCAGATTCAGGGCAGTGATAATTTCTCCGGAGTAATCGGTGGTTTCCGGTATTGTGCTTTTACCAATTCCGGTAGCCCATTCTCCGTTCAGCAGGATCATTTTTCCGTCATCCAGCAATGCCGAAGCATCCGCATTCGACAGAACATTGATCACAAGAACCTTTGCCGATACATGGGAAAAGATCACCTCCAGCGCTGCCGGAATGGTGAATCCTCCGATGTCGTCGCCAAACTCCGCTACACCTGCAGCAAGGCTTGTGATGAGCTTTGCCTCACCGACGGCCCCCTGGGGGGCTGTTCCTACCAGCCCAATTATAGCGGTATCGCCTTCGGCAATGATCACCGGAGACGATGCTTCTTTAATTTCAATTCCGTGTAAGTAACTCATATAAAAAATGTTAGTGTTATAATTGAATTGTCAGTATGTCGGCTTTATTTTCAATCAATATCGTATAATGGATCTCAACCGTTTTCTGTCCTACGCCAATATCTGTAACCTTTACCTGCTTAACCCGGATCCGCTTTTCATAGCGGGTCAGCTGATCCACCACTTCATAGGCGATATCCACATTCTTTTTTGCGCCATCCAGCAGGTTCTCCGCGCCTAAACCAAATCGTGGCCTGAATGGTACCTCTCCCTTGGAGGTGGTAAGGATCACCCGGATGGCCTGGCGCACACTGTCTACAGTGTCAGATATCCCCATCTGTACCATACGCCTGCATGTTGGGGTCTGTATAACTATTCTGCCTGACTGTTTTCATCGCCCATGTTTGGGCAAACTGCCAGATTCCTTCTTTCTCCGTCACAAACATTTCCTGCTCTATCCACAGGGGGGAAACTGCTCCCTCAAGCGTCAGCCCGTTCAGCCGTTCAAGTATCAGCTGCAGCCATTCATAGGCTCCTCCCAATCCCCTTACCTGTTGCGTTACAACCATCACTTCCCCGGTGAGGGTAACCTGTTCAAACGCTCCCGACAAGTCTTTGATTTCTTCTTCTGAATTCCTGGAATTCCAGTTCCGGCCAACGTATCTTACCAGTACTTCCCCCTCCGCCTCCGGGTAGTAGTCACCAGGGCGCTGCGGAAAGGGAATAACCGGGATATTCAGGGCCTGAATCTCGGCAATAAGCGCATTTTCAAAAGCTTCCGGGGTCATCGCTTTATCATCAGATAAGTGCCTGCCTTGCTTATCAGGATAATAATGGAGAATGCCATAACCAGCTTCATCCACCACCTTAACCTGAAAGAAAAAAAGGAGGTTTTAGAGACCTCCTTTTTAACTGGTCTTTCAATATACACGGTGTCGATGCGGTAAGTATACCGGTCGCGTAGCTCAAAGTACACCGCTTCTGAATCAACGGGCATCGAAACCGTTAACACCTGGTCGCGAAACACAACTTCCGGGTGTAGCTTTCGGCCGCTCTCCACTGATAGCCGGCGCATCACCACCTGATTGAGGCTGTCGCACTCAAAAAGCGCTTCAATGGCTGCGCTGTCCGACTGAACAATTACCGTGGTGTCGCGAACAACTGTTCCTACGGTAAAAGTAGTCTGCCTGCCGGCAGCGGGATGCAGTAACCTGCACCCCGTGCCCAACAGAGCAATGGCAATAAAAATGACTGAAACGGCAGATAATATTTTCATGGGCTTACCCCTTCCAGGCCTTTACGATCTTGAATATGTCCTGTTCGCTCAGGTTGTTGTCGGCAATCCCTTCATGGATCGAATTCAGTACGTCGCGCGCTTTTTTCCAAAACTTACCAAACAAGGTCGATACCAGTAGCAGTAGCAAATTGGCAACTCCGGAAATCATCAGCCACATCGGGTTTTCAATATCCAGTAGCGGTGTTTCTCCGGCGGGCGGAATGTACTGCAATGGTGCGGCTGCGGGCGTATCAACGCCATCGGTAACCTGTGGAGTGACTGCCACATTCTCAGTGGTCTGCGCGGTGTTATCCTTTTCTTTTCCGCCGGTACACGCAGTGATCAGCGAAGGCATGATAAGGATAATCAAAAGGCCTGAAATCAAAGCAAAAATCTTGTTTTTCATATGTAATTAAAATTTAGAGTCAGATGTTTCTCATGATGTTGGCCAGCCTGACAGCCCTGTTTCCAACCTGGCCGGCCCATTGGCTGGATAACATATGTTCGGCAGCCGTGGCGTATTTCCCGCCTTTAACCGCCGCAAGGAAGTTCTTAAACCGTAGCAGCCCTGAGATCCCCAGGTTAAAGCCCATGTTGCACAGCACCAGCTGCACGTCTTCCGGCTGACTGTCGAACCAGACCATCGCAGCGCGAAGCTGCGATTTCACGGCGGTAATGTCATTCTGGAGCAGGTACCGGGCCTCTTCAACCGTTATCCCGTACTGCGTAAAGTCAGCAATCAGGTTGGTCTTCACATCCGGGCCACCGGCATTCTTCACCCGGCGGCTCCGCAGTGGATTGTACCACAGCATCCGCTTGATCTCTGATGCGCTCAGCCAGTTGTCATCCAGGTTGCGCCCAACGCCGATGGTGAGTTTTCCTGCAGTACAGCGGTAAGGCTTAAGCCTCAAACCTTCATCAACGATCAGCTGGTCTATCAGCTTTTCTTCCATTTTCATAGTCCGTCCAATCCTGTAAAATGATTAGGAAATTTTTGTGTGGGTGTGTGGTACCTGATGGTCCCCAAACCCGAATCAGAGCCGCCATCAGGCGCCGTATCCGTTCCGGCAATCGAAAGGGTGATTTTGCGCTCCTGAATTCTCTCCAGCTTTTTTACCGCCATTTTGTACAATTCCAGGACGGGCTCGGGCATCGTCTTGTCGAACCTCCGCTTATGCAGGCGAAACTTCATGATGTCGCCGCATATGGTGGTCAGCATCCGGTCGACCGGCTCCTGCAGCGGTAAAGTGTAAATACCCCGCAGGTACCCGTCTATTTCACCGGCGGCATCCTCATTGATCTCCTCAATAAGTCCATCCTTGTCGATCAGCTGTAAAAGGCTGCGATCCGACATAAATGCATCAAGCTGCTGCTGGGTAATGTACCTCATGGTGTAATCTCTTTCAAACCCCTTTCAACTCCTTTCAAAACGAACTCAAATTTTTTATATGTCCTGCTGAACCTTTTTCCGGCTGCGTTGCTTTACGGGCTTCTCAGGGGCAGAAATTGCACAGGCGATTTTCTCTTCCGTAAGGAAGCAACCGGCGAGCTCGTCCAGTTCTTTCTCAGTGATTGCGATCCCATCGCGGGCAGCTACGGCAGCAATATGTTGCCGTATGCCGCTATGATCACTGGCTATTCGCCCCTGGATTTTCCTTTGCACGTACCTGCGCAGAATATTGATAGCTGGCATAGTATTAAGGGTTTTAACTGTCAGGCATATTAAAACCATCAAGACTAAAGCCAACCGTCAGATAAAAACGGATCGACTTAACCAATATCCAGGAACCAGGGGTAGTGGGCGTTAATACTAAAGCGCACAATAGTCCCCTTGCAGTAACTGACATTGAAATACTCTGCTGTTTCCATCTCACCAGCAGATTATTAAGGTAGAATAATCCTCCAGATTCCACATGCAACTCTTCACCAATGTTATCTAAATAAAATGGTTGCGGCGCTTCTGGTAAAGCAACAGTAGTCAGAAACCTTGTGAAATCGTAAGCGAAGCTTACTGAATCGTAAGGTGACTGATAGTCAGCGGTGATCCCAAGCATAGGCGTAATTGCTTCATGCTTGTTGGGGTCCACATAGACCATAAAAGTGATGCTTTCACCATAGAAAACGGTATCCTTCGCGAAACTCTTGCTGGGGAACTCCCAGTAACTGTAATCCGCACGATCCGGGTTGGCCGACATCACCTTGCGCAATTCATAGGTGGTCGTCTGGCTGGTCGCTGCAATGCTTAACAGCGATAGCCATAAGAGAATGACGTATTTCATCTTATTAAAGCTCATTCAATTTGATTTTTACTTTCTTGAGTTGAATTGCTTGTGCTTCACTACCACCAAAAGGTTTGATTATAACTCTAATATGAAGAGAGCGTACATCATCTTCCTCACCTTTCAGGATGATAAAACCGTTATTGATAATACTATTTGTTGCATATACATATTCATCAGTAATATTATATGTTGGCAAAAGATCATCACCATCTATACCAAATAGATATCCATATCTTTCAACCGTTATATCACATGAATCTGCACCATTTAAATTACCCGCGGAAACAAAGAATAAGCCTATACTATACTCCACAGGTTTATGTTTATTAATATCGACAAAGACATCAATAATCATTCTATCAGAAGTAAAAAGAGTATCCTTTGCATAGTCCTTACAGGAGAACTCCCAGTAACTGTAATCCGCACGATCCGGATTTAGTGACATCGTTTTTTTTAATACATATTTGTACTTATAAGTCACTCCACTACTCGTTGCTGCCAGACTAATTACCGCCAGCAGCGTAAACAAAATAACTTTGAATGCTTTCATAAAATGCTTTTAAAATGACTTGTAAATGATTGATGATCAGGCGACCGGTTCCGAGTCGTCGATATAAAGCCCTTCCAGCTTGGAGAGCGCCGACGGGCGCACCAGGGCGCTGTCAACAATCAGCTCATACATCACCTTCAGCCAGTTGTCTACCCTGGTGATGTCGTACACCATAAACCCGTCTTTCACGGAGGCAAAGCTTACGCCGTCTTCCTCTTCAAAGGAGGCGCAGTACACCGAAGCGCACTTATCGGCCGTCGTGCCGCAGGTTTCGTTAAACCCGATAATCGGAAGGTAGGTATTCACCCCTGCCTGGTAATCGCCCAAGTCAATCAGCGGAACCTGGTTGTAAGAGGTTACCGGGATGCCAAACTCATTGCGCTGAATGGTCAGGTACTCGCGGGCAATGCTGTTAAGCCTGGCCATCGTCCGGGCATTCAGCAGCAACACCTTGTTGGTTCCCTGGCACAGGGCAATCACCTCGTCAAGCTTCTCTAAGAATGCCTGCTGTGACTTCCGGGCCGCATCGTTGTTGCCATGCAGCAGCTGCAGGCCGTTGGTGGCGGCTTTGATGGTCCGGTTGGCTGGCGCAAGAAGCTTCAACCCGGCAAACTGCGTCGGATCTTCATCCGGATCGCCATTGATCAGCTGGTAATGGAAAAGACCTGGGAAATCTTTCATGTGACGCTTCAGCTGTGCGTCAAGCTCACTGCGGAGGTCGTAACCCATGCGCTCCAGCGCAACGTCGATCTTTACCTGGTCGCCAATGAACTTGCGGGCTGCAGTGTCGTAGTTGGGTGTTACCACCGTCTCCGGGTAGGCATTACCGAGGGTACGCGTTTTTCCTGACAGATCGCTCGAAGATCCGGCTTTCCGGTAGGTAACCGCAGATCCGGGCTTTGTGAAGAACTCAATGTGACCAGCGAGCAATACGCTCTTTTTCAGAATTTCGGGAAGAACCGACTGAGTGATTTCATTCCCCGATGCAAGAGCTACAAGTCTCATAAACCAAGCCCTTTCATCTGTTCGTCAATCACTTCCTGAGAAGTACGCTTCTGATCAGCTGTCTTACCAAACTGGGTGGTAACGCTTCCGGTGGTAACGGTAACCGGCTGCTTGGCCAGCTCTTTCAGAAGGGTTTTCAAAGCCGTGGCTTTTTCTTCGCCCAACTCAGTGGCGATGGAGGCTGCAGTCTCTTTCTGTGCTGCTGACATATGTTTGAAATCATCAGCTGCAAAGTCTGCGGTAGCTTTACTGCGGTTCATAAAACCGGCAACAGTCTGCTGCAGGGCCGTAACCGATGCCGCCAGCTGTTTGTTTTGCTCTACCAAAGCGGTAAAATCCGCCGAGGGAGCCGTTTGTTCTTTCTTTTCTTCAGGCATATTCGCTGTTTTAAAAAATGATTTGACCTCATTCATGAACCTGGAAAAATCCGTTACCGGAGGCTCCAGTATTTCCTCCGACGTGTGGTACACACCGGTAAACTCCGCGCTGAAGTTCTGCGCGTTGTTTTCTTCTACCGCCGCTTTTGCCACCAGTCCGATGTGGTTAATCACCCCATCCTGGATGCGTACGGAAATTTTATTGCTCTTCTGCTGGCGGATTACCTCCATGCTCGGATCCGACAATTCCGCCGCCTGGCGCTCAAAACCAAGACTTACCTTGTCTCCTTCCTGGTATTTGCAGATGGCCGTGCGTGGCAGCCACCCCACAATCGGAAGATTGTTTTTCGGGTGTCCCAGCACAATGGGAATCTGGTCAGGGCCTTTCGTTACTGTGCTGCTGTACAGCCGCTCAATATCTTCATTGCTGAAGTTGAGACTTCCGGTGGCATTGGTGTGCACCCCGGATGTAAATAGTCGTATCGGCATAGGCATAAACTTTTCTTGTTTGAAATTTCACAGTGCCAAAATTGCGCACCCATACCACTATTAATTTAATGGCAGGTGTCACTAATATCAAACCGCTGATTAACTGTTCCTTTGTTTGAAAAATCGTGTATGGAAGAAGCCTTATTGAACCTCATTAACGGGGTGCCTGTCGCTGTGGCCGTTATGTACGTGTGGATCGTAAGTGAAAAGAACCACCGCGCCGAAATCGCTTCATGGAGAGACACCATCGAAAAGAAAGACCAGGCGATGAAAGAAATGCAAACCTCGATTACTACCCTGGTAACCGAAATTCAGAAATTAACCTTTATCGTTGAAAGCTATGTCATTAGACCGGGAAAGAGTACTGCTCGAAAGCAAAATTAACGCCCTGAATCGCGACAGGGAAATCAAAATCATGGAGGGTGAAATGTGGGTCACCCAGGTGCGTGACAAATTATCGCCCTACCTCGAATTCTGTGAGGCGGATGTCGATAAGGCTGAGCTGGCCATGAATGAAATTGTTAAGCTCCGCAAGGAAATCGACCTGCTTAACCGGGAAATTACCGCCCTGGAAAGGAGGTTGTAATGAAAAAAGTTCTGCTGGCCGAACGTGCTGAGAAAATGTACGTCGAAGATATGATGACCTTTGAAGCCATTGCCCGCGCCCTGGATGTTACCGACCGCACGGTCCGCAACTGGGCCACAGAAGGTAACTGGGATTCCCGACGCACCAACTTCCGCAAATTCCAGGAATCACTGCACGACGACGCGCGGGATATCGCCACCCTGCTGGCCCAGAAAATCAAGGAACAACTGGCCAACGGTCAGGAACCGGCCAACCACCTGCTATTCTCCTTCACCCGCATCGCTTCCAGCCTGCTGAAAATGCGCGACTACGAAAAGACCATTGCCGCCGAAACGGGCGACGATAAAGCAGCGGAAAAAGCGGAAAAGAATGCGGCAGAGCTGTTTAAACAAACCTTTGGCGTTGAATTTAAAACCTGATCATGCCTGCAATCGACTATTCAAAGTTTGGCTTTATGCCCTACCAGGTGGCCTGGCTCGAAGATGAATCTCAAATCAAGCTCTACGAGAAAAGCCGCCGTATCGGCCTTACCTTTGTCCAGGCTTTTGAAGACGTGCGCGATGCCGGCATCCTCGGACTGTACAACGTCTGGTTCTCCTCCAACAACGAAACAAACGCCCGCGAATACATCGACTACTGCAAAAAGTACGCGAAGGCGCTCAACGCGGTTTTTGAAATGAGCGAAGCAAAGCTGATCGACGACAACGAAGCCCTCACCTTTGTCCTGAACTTCAAAAACGGTAAAAAAATAACCGGTCTTTCCAGCTCTCCTAACCAATTGCACGGTAAGGGCGGAAAGATTGTCCTGGATGAATTTGCCCGCCGCGACAATGAAATGGAAGTGTGGGAAGCTGCTTCTCCTGCTGCCCTGGTCTGGGGATTTCCGATCCGCATCATCTCCACCCATCGCGGTAAAGGGTCGGTCTTTTATTCCTTCATCAAACGACTGGAGCGCGGGGAACTCTCCTGGAAACACTACAAAACCACCTTCGTGGATGCTGTCCGCCAGGGATTGGCCGATAAGTCGTTACGCAAGAAATGCACCCTCCAGGAACAGGATGCCTACATCGAACAAATCCGTAAATCAGTTGGAGACGAATCGGTATGGCGCCAGCAGTTCATGTGCGAACCCATGGACGAGAACGAAACTTTCCTGCACTACACCATGCTGGAGAAAGCTGCTTCTGCTGAGCTGATGCCTTTCTCCCAGCTTTGGGAATGCAAGGCGCTCTTTGGAGGGCTCGACATTGGCCGCTTCAAAGACTTGTCTGTGCTCTGGCTGATTGAGGAAGTGAATCCTCATTTTTACATCACCCGCCACATCTATGTCATCCAGGGAACCGACTTCGTGCAGCAGCAGGCTAAGATCAGCGCCTTCCTGGACGAACTCCCCAACCTGCGCCGCCTTTGCATCGACCGCACCGGAATGGGCATCGGCATCACCGATCACCTGCAGGCCATCTACGGTCAAAGCCGCATCGAGGGGGTGAACTTCTCCGGAGTGGTAAAGGAATCAATGGCCTTCCGCATGAAGAAATGCCTGGAAGACCTTTCCTTTCTGATCCCTGCCGACCGCGTTATCATAGATGACTTTCAGCTGGTTCAGCAAACGGTTACCGTCTCCGGAAATATCCGCCTGCAGGCCGACCGCCAGAATGGAAGCCATGCCGACTACTTCTGGGGAGCTGCTTTGGCTCTGGAAGCTGCTTCCTCAGAACCTTACATAGCGCCGGCCGTGCACATTGCCAATATGACCAACCGGCGCACCGCGCGATTAGACAGTATGTTACAGGGTTTTACACGCGAATAGTATGCTTGAGGTAAAAATCAACATCGGTAAACTTAAAGGGCTGCTGAAATCAACCCAGGAGCAGCTGCTAAAAGCTACCCGCGACCAGGGTTTCCTGAGCGCTACCGGTTCACTGATGGAATCGCGCGGAAAACAAAACATTGCCGCCGGTGGCCCTCCCACGCTTTCATGGCCACTACTGGCAGCATCCACACAAAAGCAGAAGAAAGCTAAGGGATTTTCCCTCAAACCGCTTTCCCGTACCGGCTATCTGGCGCAAAGCCTCGGATACGAAGTGAAGGGAGTACTGGCGCTTACTTCTGCCGATTACCTTAAATACCACCAGAGCGATGAGCCACGAACCCGGCTCCCGCAACGCAAGGTCTTCACCGTAGAAAGGGAAGACATGGCCGATATACGAGACTTTTTGCTTAAACGAATTCAACCATAAACAATGGCAGCAACAAAAAACGGTTCTGAAATCCTCCGCGAAAAGCTGGAGCAATCCCTTCGCAAACTTCCAAACCCTTCAACGGTGCTGAAAAAGAAATCGGCGCTGATCGATCTCTTCGATAAGGTGGCGATCCAACACGACGTATTCCCGCAGCTCAGCAACTATAAGGATGCCCTGGCCGGACTTGAAATTAACTTTATTTCCCGGAAGAATACCCCGCAGAATCCACAAAACCAGTGGTTTGAACTATTCTTTGACCAGTTCGATACCTGGACTTTTATGCGCAATGCCGTCGTGTCGCGCGATTATGGTTTCGTTGTGCTGGAGATCACCCAGTACGGCGAATTTGACGGCAAGGTTGTCCCGGTGAAGGTGGAAGTCTGCCCCCACAAATACTTCTTTTTCGATCGTGACCGGGTGCTCCGGATGTCCTCTCAATCCAATGCTGATGGCATTGATGTCATGAAACAATGGCCCGGCAAATTCATCCTGGTGCAGCACGAGGCTACCCTGTTGAATCCTTACGGAACCGGGCTGCTTGATATCGCTTACTGGCTTACCGTCGGACTGAACGGCAACTTTGAATTCATGCTGCAGTTTGCCGAAGAGGACGGCCGCGACAAATGGCTCGGTAAATACCCCCCGGGGGCTAAGGACGATGAAATTACCAAGCTGCTGAACATGCTTGTGCAGCTCCGCAACAATGGGGTGGCTGCCATCCCCGACGGCACCAAAATTGAATCGATGAGCAACACCGGTCGCTCTTCCACCACCAACCTGTACAAGGACATTGACGAAATTCTCCGGCGTAAAATCGAAAAGCTCTGGACCGGCACCGACCTTACCATGCAGGTCGAGGGAAAAGGGGGTTATTCCAGCTCACAGTCTGGCCTGGATATCCGGGAAGATGCCATTGAATCCGGTAAACGCCTCTGTACTTCTGCCACTATTCAACTGATTTCCATCATTCAGCAGCTGAACGGTATGCCTGTGGAAGGCCTGCCATTCCGCCTGCAGTCCCCACGGAAGATCAGCAAAGATGCCGCCGAAATCGACCGGATTTATTTCAGCGCCGGCATGAAACCTACCAAACAACTGCTGATGAAACGCGGCTACGATGAAGATGATTTTATCCTGGCAGCGGAGACCAGAAACGGAAAGCCACAGACAGGCGCTGACTTTGCCGCCGATCCGGATGAGTACGACGGCCTGATCAGCGCCTTCGACCAGTACCGCGACCTGCTAAAAAAAAAGTAGGATCAGGTACTGGCTCCCTCTCCACACTGGAGAGGGCGGGGGGTGAGGTCGGGGATACCTTCATTGAAACCTTTTCCAAAGCGCTTTTAAAGCAGATGGAAAGCGCTTTTAAACGCGGTGAAAAGTCGGTTGAAGACTGGCTCAAACGAAGGTCACAATACGCCGCCGGCGATATCTCTGCAGGCATTAAAGAGGGCAATCCTTCCGCCGCTTCCTTCATGAAATTCCAGGCTTTTACCACGGCTGCCGTCCAGGATCAGCGCATCCGCACACGCCTGCAGGCAGCCATTGCCGGAAACCTTAAACGCGGTGAAAGCTACCGCGACTTCCGAAAAATCATCGATTCCGAATTCGATAAGGCCGGGCTTACCAGACTGAAACCTTACCAGGTAGAAAACATTTACTTTACCAACACCTCCCTGGCTTTCGGCGCCGGGCAGATCGGACGCTTTGCCACTGTGGCCGACGAATTTCCCTTCTGGCAGTACTCCGCCGTGATGGACTCCCATACGCGCCCATCGCACGCCGCGTTAGACGGAAAAGTATTCCGCAACGGCGACTTTACCTACTGGCCACCCATCGGTTTCCGTTGCCGCTGTACCGCTATCCCGCTCACTGCCCGCCAGGCTGGCAGGTACCTGAAAACGGACATGCCAACGCCTGAGCAAAGGGAAAGCCTGAATGCCAACCTGCAAAATGCCGAGTTCATCGGGAACAAAAGCGATAAGTACATGAAATGGCTGGCCAAAGAATACGATAAATCAGATGCCACCACCAAAAAGTACATCGACAAGGCCATTGCCGAACTCCGACAGGAGGTTTCCCGCTCACAGGCCGAAGGACTTAAACAGTTCTTCAGCAATGAGTTTATCGCTGAAACATGGGAAAAATTCCGCAATAATGAAGGCTTTACCAAAGCTGCCCGGGACGCAGGTCTATCATCCAAACAAGCTTATTTTATTCATGCCTACACACTTAAAGCGCCATTGTATGATGAACTGAACAGATACCTCTTTAAAGAAGAAATGCCTGATAATTTTTCTGTTGACCAGCTTCTTGGCATGAAAAGGCTTTTAACATCAGCGCTGAAAAAACTACCTGTTTATAATGGTGTCGCCTTAAGGAATGTGAAGGAATTGCCAAATGAAATACTAAAACAGTACCAGGCCGGGAAAATTATTGTGTGGGATGGTTTTGGTTCGGCCAGTACAGAACCTGGCCATTTTAAAAAGAACAGGATAAAATTCATTATTCAGTCTGCTTCAAGTCGCAACATTGGCAACCTGTCGCGGTTTCAAAATCAAAAAGAAACCCTTTTCTTACCGGGCAGCAGGTTTAAAGTGCTGAAACGGTACGAAAAGGGTCAAACCACCTTTATCGAAATGAACGAAATTCAATAGTAGTTCATACTGTCCATCCGCTCTTGAAAAGCATCAAGCTCCTTGAGATACTGTTTCTGCTCGTCAGGCGACATTTTTTTAAATGCCTCCTTTTCACGCTTTACAGCCTTTAGATATTCCTTGTAAAGGGCACTTTCCTCTGTATTTGCTTTATTATCACTCATTAGTTGAATTATTTTTTTGAAGTATCCCCTTTTTTCATCTTCTTATAACCCTGTTTAAGCTCCTTTTTTACAGCCGGTAATTCCTTTTCAAGTGCTAATGCTTCCGGTGCTTTACCAACTTGAGCAACAACAATTTTTCGTACCTCTGACCCTACTATTCTATGAGTCGTTTCAAGAGCATCCTGACCTTTTATTCCTTTATTTCTTATGCGCTCTTCTGTTAATGATATTCTGAAAAGATTTGCCGCAAGCTCAGTACGCCCCATGTAGTCCATTAGTTTACCCTTTGGAACTCCACGGCTGGCTTCAAGTTTCCATGAAGGCATATTGTACATTCCAAGATACCCGGCATTCTGAAATTTTGCGTAGTCTGTGACACCAGCATTTTTAGCAGCAGATGCCAGGGACTTGTTCCCTTCTGTGAGCTCTTCTCTGATCAATAACCTTTCAATTTCAGGGGCTCCCTGTATATATAATTCAAATTTCCGGGTTTGCTGTGCGAAATAAGCCTGTGCTTTTGCAACTTCAACCTTCTTTGGGTCTCCGTTCATTACAGTTATGTAGCATGCAAACCTGGTAAGTTTAAAATCTTGGCAATCTAAACCATTAATTTGACGGGTTTCAGGAACAATATTTTCGTAATAAGGAATGTTCAGTGATACAAATGCCTTTGTTGAACGGTCAATTACTTTTTGAAAAGACTTCATATTCCCGTAACCAAGCATATTCATTAAATCTGAAGCCCACCAAAAAGCTATCCCATTCTCGTTTCTGAAATCCTCAAATGTCAGATTATCAGCATTTAAAATATTGTTCTCCATTTTTTTGGTTTTACTCCAACAAATGTAACACTAAATTACAAATTTTATTTTTCTTTTGTGCCCTTCTGTGTCTTTTGTGGTTCCAAATTTTCCTCCCGCTGGTACATATCCGGATTATACTCTATAATCCGGTTTATCATCCGTTCAGTTTCCTCTTGTGTTGAGTAGCCCATTGGGCTGCCAAACCTTGCCCAGCCTCCACTACCTTTACTGGTCTTCTTTACAATCCTCCAGCGCTGACCGCGTCCGTCGTATTGCGCCCGTAAAATCTCTTTTATTACCTTTTCCATACTGATTACTGATTACCGATTACCGATTACCGTTTTCTCACCACACCGTTTTTCCTGAAATAGAAATTCTTCCCATTCTGTGCCTTCCGCACCTGGCGCCGCTTCATCCGCTTCACCGTCTTATGCTTTGTTGGCTTGTAGAAAGGCAACTGATTAACTGTCACAGCTGTCCCTTGCATTCCATAGCATCTTCCCGACGTCAGGAAAATGATCATGATCATAAACAAAATCGCTCTTTTCATTGCTCTGTTTTTTATTGTCATTTGTCACTTTAATTAAATACTGTTACCCATTTATCTTTATCCCACAGTTTGGTTTTTTATTCATCGGATTGATGTTTTGGTTTAGCAGAAAAGACCCGTAGCGATACGGGTCTTTTTGTTTCAGTTCCACGCCGGATCATTGTTGTCCCAGTAAACAAAGTCATTGGCAAGCTTCACATTACGCACCTTCAACTGATATCTTTCTTCGGGTATACCTTTATCTTGCAGGTACTTTCCAATCTTTTCAGAAGCAATCAGCGATGCCTGCGATGGCTTGGTAGCCCGAACTATGCCATTGGCTGAAACCGAACGGCGCAAATCGATCTTTACCGCCAATTCCACCATATAAATCTT